CGTCCGCTATACCAGCAGCAGCGTTAACGGCGCCGTTAATTAAGTTGACGTAAAGGGAACTAAATAGCTGAAAAATGTTGCCTGTTACACTGGTAGATACGCTAATCAAACTACCTACAACGATTGCAATAGCTTTTACGGAGGTGCCGGCACCCTGTTTAAGATTTTCCCACGTTTGTTCCCATGAAGATTTAGTGCGTTTTGTTACTTCGTCGGATCTGTTGGCTATTTCGACAAGGGCGTCCGAAAGATCCTGGGCAGTGATCTCACCGTCTTTGGCCAGCGCGAGAATTTGATCCCTGTTTTTACCGTATTTCTTTTCTAGTTCATCGAGAATAGGAATACCTTGTGCGGTAAATTTGTTTATATCTGCAATGCCTACCTTACCTTTTGCAGCAAAGTTGCCATACGCAGCAGCAACTTTATCTATTTTACCCCCGTAATCTTCGGTAAGTTTGCTTACAAGTTTTATTACTTCTACCTGCTCTTCATCCGCGAACCCTAGTCCTCGAATTGTTTGAACGGCGGCGCCAAACTTGTCTGCGTCTGCACCGGCTGTCTTGAAAGCTTCTGCAAGTTGCTTTGTCTGTTCTGCTGCTAGACCCATGTCGTCGGCTAAATCCTGCACAGCTTTACCTTTAGAGGCGATGTCGCCCAGAAGGGTGCCAAGCAAAGAGCCGGCAAAACTGCCGCCAGGACCGGCAAGACCACCGACTAAACCGCCAATGGCACCGCCGGCTGCTGCGCCAGGGCCTTGACCGAACAACAGAGGGAACGCACCGCCGATGATGGAACCGCTGATTGCACCACCTAAACGCGATCCACCACCACTAGCGCCACGACCACGGCGGCCACCGCCGATAGGAGAACTAGGTCCCCGCATCATATAGCTAGGTAAAGCCGGGCCTTGTATTCCTACACCCGCGTCGGCAGTGGCAATTACGCGGCGTTGATTGGCAACCTCTCGCGCAATTAAAATATTTTTACGCTCACGAGCTTTATTTTCAAGCTCCATCGCACTAACAAGCGATGTAATTGCTCGTCTTTCTTGGTCTGTACCTTCTGCTGCTCTGCGTACAGCACGCTCTGCCTTAGATACAGCCCGAGAATAGTTTTCTATACTCGCTACGTTAAAACCTTTACCTTCAAGTAATTTTGCGTTGCGGTTTACAACATTGATTGAATTGTTTAGTCTGTTCAGTGATTTAATCGTGTTATTTAGTTGCTGTCCACCGCGTACAGCAATTTCGATATCGGCGCTGTACTTTGCCACAGAACCACACCTAGCCGTAATTCAGTCTACACAGTGTAAAGCCGCCGGGGTTAGCGGCGGCGTTTGGCTTTTTCGATTTCCTTCTGCTGGTCCTCGTTGAGGATGCTGAAGTAGGCGCTCCAGCCAAGCAACTCTTCGGCGGTCATTGTCGTCCGTACTTCGGTCAGACTTAGGCCCAGCTCCTTGGCAACACCGAATTGGAGCATGAGCCAGTTGTCTTTGCGAAGTTCGGTGGCTAGGGCTTTGGGTCGATGGGCTCGGAGTCGTCGGTCAGGATTGCCAGCATCAAGGTCTGCAGATCCTTGTCCTTGACTTCGTTCTTCAGGACGTCAATTTCGCCGGGGGCGAACAACTTGGCGCCGTTTTCGTCCATTGCCTTGGTAATCAGCAACTGGAGAGCAAAGGCGTTGGCGTCGTCCGACTTGGCTTGTTTTTGGGCGCGTTCACGCTCGGCCATCGTTAGCGGGCTGACCCACATATCGAACGTACTGCCGTCGGAAAGCTCCACGCTCTTTTTAGTGGGCTCTAGGTTGGCGGCATTGCGAAGACGGTCAATCGCCCTGACAGGAATCGAGGCAGGCATAAAACCCTGTTGATTTACGTTCTAGTGTAACGCAATAACCATAAAAAAGCCCCGCCGTGTTGGCGGGGCCGATGACGATAACCTAAAAGTTATCAGGACTTGGCGAAGTCGAAGACCGGGGTGTCGGAAGGACGGAAGTTCACAGTCACAGACTGGGCATCGTCCGGGTTGATGTTCAGGCTGGCCGAAGTCAGCACGGCATCAAACGCGATGGAACGGCTGAGGGCTTCGCTCAGGGTGCCACCACTAAACACCTGATCGGTGTACAGCTTGAAGGCAGCGCCGGTTTGTTGGCGCTGGAGCACGTCCTCGATCATCCGGTTGGACAGCGCAGCATCCTCATTGGTCATGTAGACCGTTGCGGTGCCAGAACCATCGGCAAAACCGGCGATGAAGCTACGGAAAGGCACATACTGACCAGGGGTTTGGCCAATCGTGGTGACGTCGATTTCGGAACGACTGATTTCAAAGCTCCAGTCACGAACTTGTCCGACAACAGCAAAAGCTGCGTAGGCAACCTGGAACGTGTTAGGGGTGACCGCCGTACCATCATCGGTGATCGGCAGAATTACGCCACCTGCAGTTGCGGACACCGTAAGGGCGCCGGTGGCAGGGGTGTAGCTCAACACGTAATACGTGGTAGCACCCGTGATACCTGCAGGCAGGGTGCCACTACCAGCACCGCCGGTTTGAGCGTTAACCACGCTGAAAACGACAGGATCACCAACCTTAAAATTCAGGTACGGCTGGACCGTAATCACATCGGTACAGATGTTAAAAACAGTTTATTCAAAGGTGCGGATAGTGCGGACGGCCTCTTAGTACATAGCGCCGAAGTTCCCTTACAGAACATTGGTGTATTAATAGACTTACCAAAGGGATGGACAGTGGGGCGGGCACTGCCCGGCTTATAACAGAATAGCAACAGTCTTCAGCTAAGGACTGTCGCCACCCAACTGGTGTCAATTCGCCCCACAAAATGCGGAGATTCGTCAGTAGAAGAAAATGTCGGGCCGTTAATTTCACCTAACCGCATAAACGTGCCAGTGTTTGCCTTGGCGGTGTTATTCAATGTCTCTAGGACATTCACGGCGGTGGTCAACAACACTTGGTTACGGGCAGGGCCTTTGCCTTTTTCCGTGAAAATACGGATGATTAGAGCGCCACGCGCATTGTCCACACTGCTGGTAAGCGTAGGTTCGTTTGTGATACCGAAGGTGATATTCACCCGAACGTATTCGGTGGTGGTGTTGGGTGGAACAGCTGTGATGTTGTCAAAGTAGACCGGCACAGCAGGCACCAATGCACCAAACGCCGTAAGTAGCGGATTCTCGAGGGATGCCCGGATTGCTTGGTAGTTCATAAAATCCCTCGTAGTGCTTGGTCAAAACTTACACGCACAGTACGATCTAGGTAACCGCCTTGTACATAGTCATTGAACCAGTTAAGAGGTGCTGTTGAACGATTCGGTCCTTTAGTTCCCGTGGGTATGTCGCCCCGGATGCCGCTAATACGAGTGCCGTAGCGTGCCTCTTTTAGTGGCGGTGTACCGGGGTTAATAAAGTTACCTTCTGCGAGGTCCATTGCTTGTAGCGCGTAAGGACCTTGAGGACCGTTGGCGAAGTTAGATATGGTGTATTTAACGACGGGTTGACCTACTAGCTCGCGTCCAGATAACAAAGGAGAACTCAATTTTTGGGGCCACCCAGGTTGACCACTTCCACTAACGACACGACTTCCTGATGCTATTTGCCAAGAATTTGAAAAACGTCCCGTCCATACGGGACCACGTTTTTGTAGATCCGCCACGGCTTTTTCGGCTGCTGCCGCAGGAGCACGACTAAAAAATGACGTAGCTAGACGATCTAAATTCCCTAGAAATCGATCCACTTCATTTCTGGCCATTATTGGGGCCTCGCTATGAGGGTGTGGAGGACCGGGTTTTCGCCGCGATAACTGGTTATGGCGACGATCTTGGCCTCGCGGGTTACACCATCCTGGCTGTACTGGATACGGTCGGCCTCGGTTGGGTAGTACGTTCCAAGCTCGGCGGTGCCGATGATGACCTTGATGTCGGTGGTCTGGTACAGGCCCTCAGATTCGCGGGGCGTTAGTCGGGTGATAACACCTCGGACTGTTACCGAGACGTCGGCTCCAAACACATTTCCTGTGGTTGGGTTGTACGTGCGGGGCGTGGAACTTTTGATGTACGTCAGATCCTGCCCCCATTGCCGCAAAAGCGGGCCCGGCAATGCACTAAAAACGGTATCGATCTGGCTCATTAGCTTCTATACAAGCGGATGGGGACGGGCCCGGTTACGCCCTTGGCCCAACACTTCAGGAAACTGCGGAGCCAGGGCAAGGCGTCGGTGATGCTCTGGAGTGATTCGACCTCGCCTTGGCCGCGATATTTCACGCGCAGTTCGCCTAGTTCCACCTCGTCATAACTGCCGGGGGCCGTGACCACACCACGCAACATCGTGGGGTTGCGGAGGAGGGCCAAGGCGGCTTCACAGGTGGCGTCCTTGATCTCTCGGGGGATGAAGGTCGCAGTGGCTTCTACACCGTCGCAAGTGACGTCTTTACGGGGCCACTTCAACGCTTGAGTGGTGGCGGAACGGTCACCGTAAAATTCCAGGGTGTCGAGCCAGCTCGTTGCCGTAATCAACGAGGCGGCCTTGTTGTCGGCACTCGCAGCAGTCCAGTCGCTTGCGTCGAGACGGTTGTCGAAATACGTCGTGGCGTCCGCAACCGTGATGTACGAGTTGGAACTAGCTCCAGCAAGAGTGGCGACGAGGATAGGGGCCATGTGCGTTAATCCTCGTTCGCTACGTGCAGCATTTAGATGTTACTTCCAGTGTAGGTCACCCGAACAGATGAGAAGCGGGCCCGCTACGTCGCGGGGGCTTGGAGACTTTTCGGAATTGGGGCAACTCCTTCACCATATAGACATCGGCGCCAATCATCTCCAGCTCGGCTAAACGATCCTCGTAACGGACCTGGGGCAAGTCTTCGCACCAGTGGCGGTTATCCTGTGATATGTAGAAACGGACTAATTTCATGCCTGCCCGGAAAGCCGTTGACTCTGACGTCAGCGTAGAGAAGACTAAGCCCGGTTTTGAACCCGGTCCCGAAGTGCGCCAGTTGGAGCCGGTGGCACTGGAGATTCGTCGTCTTCGGGAGGAAGATGGCCTCAACATCACCGAAATCGGTGAAAAACTGCAGGTCAGCTACGACGTGATTAACCAGCTCATGCTCCAGTCGTACAAGAGTGTGATGAATACCCCGGTGGTGTTTGAGGCGCAGGAGAAGATTCGACTGGGACTTAGCTGAGCGGCCATAAAAAAGGGGCCCCGAAGGGCCCCGATTTATTCGACTGTCGCTTATCAGGCGTAAGCGGTGGTATCGAACGGAGTGTTGACCAGCAGACGGGCCACGGGGACCATCTTGGTGCTGGAGTACACGAGGTTCCAGCTGGCGGTGGCGGCAAGGTTGCCGGCGCCAGAGGTGTTGTCGGGGTTGTCGCCAGCGGCGGCCCACTTGGTGCCGGTGACGTGGTAACCGTAGTGGTAGTCCACAGCCAGCACATCCTGCATGGACAGGATGTTGCGGTCGGCAGCCAGACGGAGATCCTGTTGGATGCCCTCGGAAACCACACCCGACTTGAAGAGGTACACAGGGTACTTCTTGGCGTGGGTGGCGGTACCGCCGGACAGAGCGACGAGTTGGTCGTCGATCACAACCCGGAGGCCAGCAAAGTAAGCCGCTTCGGATTGGGTCACGCCCACACCGCCGCCGCCCCAAACCACAGCACCACCAGTAGACAGAGCAGAGGTGCTGAAGGTCAGCATCCCAACCTGTTGCAGGTAGTAAGCCACGTTCGAGTGCATGGCAATCGAGTCAAGCTCGTCGCCACGCTCACCCAGCTTCACCTTGGTGCCAACGACGTTGGCGACGTTCAGGAAGTTGGCTTCCGTCATGGAGCCGGGGGCACCAGCGAAAGACTTGTCCAGTTGGTTGGGGCCAAGGACACCAGCGCCGGAGATACCACCAAACAGACCCAGGAGTTGGGCAGCCAGGGTGGCGGTCTTGAGCTTGTTGATCGCAGCCGTCAGTTGGTTGCGGACATGGGCCAGGGGATCGGCGCCAGAACCGAGCTTGCTCAGGTCGTCTGCCGCGTAGGCGAAGCCACGGTGCAGGATCGTCATGATCTGCTCGTCGGCAGTCACGTTCGCAGGAACGAGATAACCGCCGCCGCCACCCAAGTCGAGGTGCTCAGAATCTGAGTCTCGGTGGGGGCAATCGGATCGAAGAAAGGCACCCGGACACGGGTTCCGCCGGAACGGGCATCGAGAGCAGCATTACGCTGCACAATGCCGGATTGGATCCACTTCGACTGCTCGAAAATGCCTTCAGCGGTGTACTGAAGGAACTCGGGACGGGTGACGAGGTTCGTGAGGAACGTTCCCCCCGAGTAGTTTCCACTAAATGCGGACATGAATTAGCTCCAGTGAGGTTTGTAGGGGTGCCCCACAGGGGCTAGGCGCCGGCTTCTGATTTCAAAAGACGGGCCATATCAGGGTTGTCGGCCAGCATCATCATTTGCTGGGTTACGTTCCAGGCTTCCTTAGACCAAGGATTGGTCTGACCTGGGACGGCGGTGGAACGGGCACTGCTCGCTACACCCATACCGGAACGATTACTTGCAGCAAAATGATGCTCGTAACCGCTACCCGGATTTTTCAAGTTAGCGATGTAGTCGCTAATCGGAACTTCCACGCCGCCGGCAACAGCCACAGGCTGTCCTTCTTTGGCGCGTAGGTTCTCCTGCAATAAACGATACAGCTGATCCGGTGCTAATGCACCAGCTTGAGAAAGTTGGGCGATGGCACTGGCACGGAGCTGTTCCTGTGTAAATCCTTGGCGGATTTGCTCCACTTCGGATTCTTTGGAGGACAACTGTTGCTTGAGATCAGCAACAGTTTGTTGGGCCTCTTCCCACAATGTTTTGTACTCGCCGGATTCAGCGAGTTTTGTGGTTTTGGCCTGTTCCTGTGCCTGACGCAACTCGTCGAGCTGTTGTTGCAGACTTTCGCGGTTTTCGCGATCCTTGCGGCGCTCGGCAATCAGTTCTGCGTTTTTGGAACGGAGAGCCTCGATTTGACTGGCGAGGTCTTGTGTACCAGGGGCAGCCACAGGCTGTTGGGAAGTGCCGTCCACAGGAGTGACTTCCGGGGTCTGGTTTTCGGACACGAGTTGCTTACTTGATTTACCGATCTAATACTACAGTGAAAGCCGCTGTAACTAGAAGATCAGTACATTACGGCGGCGGCCCGTGGTGGATTTGGCGAGGGTTGCGGACAGACCCGTCAGGATAAAAGTGCCAGTGTCGGCAGTTAACTGAACCTGGCCGGCCTCGGTAAGTGCCGCGTTGTTGCCCGTAAGTGTGAACGCGCCAGTCTCGCCGGTTACAACCTTGTTGGCACTGAATGTCGCAACCTGACCAGTAAGAGTAAAAGCACCCGCCTGTGCCGTGGTTGCCCGGTTGTTGAGTAACGTCGCCGGCTGACCGGTAAACGCAAAGGTTCCGGTGTTGGCGACAAGTTCGCTGGCGGCTTGCTTGGTAAGCGTGGCCGGATTGCCTGTAAATACAAAGGTGCCGGTCTCGCCTGCTACAACACGGGTGATCGCGAATGTTGCAGCATTGCCCGTAAAGGCAAATGCTCCAGTCGCTGCCGATGTTTGGTGGTTGTGCTTAAGGGTGGCAGGATTGCCGGTTACGGCGAAGGAGCCGGCGTCAACAGACAGGCTCCGGCTTTGTGCTAACTGAGCTGATTGGCCGGTGAGAGTAAATGCCCCGACAATCGTGTCGATCTCGTAAGCGCCGATTTGGGTCAGGCTCGCTGATCTGCCTGTCAGGTTGAAGATGCCCCTGTTGGCGCTAAGCGTCCAAGTGCGACGGAATGTGGTGGGTTGGCCTGTCTCGGTAAATTCGCCTCGACCACCGCTTAGATAGTGCCCGCGCAGCAGTGAAGGTTGACCACCAGTGAAGGTAAGGGCGCCGGTATTT